TAAGGTTCAATAGTACCTAACTGATTAAGACGATCTTCTAGTAATTCTGCGTCCTTTAAGGCCGCAAAGTGACCATCTTCAATAAAATCAAACTGAATATGTTCTTGCATCACTGGCCAATCATCTGGGCCAATTACTCCTTTGAGGAGTAAGTTAGTCCTGAGAATGTCAGTGAATAAGGGAGTGAACTTTTTCCGAATCCGTTGTACAAATTTAGTGAATTTAAGTTCATCTCTTGTAATTTCTGTAGATCGGCCGAGTGTAAATCCTTGTTCAGATTCAAGTCGTGAAGCCGGCACGTTAAGTGAACGGTATAATTTTTTCTGGAAGTATTGTATATCATCGATTTCTCCTAGATTTGCCCCGCCAGGTAATGTCGTAATTTCTGTTCCTCGGCCGCCTTCTCTTCGGGGCAACCAGAAATCTTCCAACATTGACATATGATTTCTGTCATCTCGTATCTCACCAGTAGTTGCATCGTAAACCATCTTATTACGATATCTATTCATCACATCCTTGAGATATTGTTCTGCTTTAATTTTTGGTAAATTACCTACATCAATATAGAAGATACGTCTTTCTGGCGCACGTGAGATACGATAGATTACTAATGCATCTTCAATCATTCGTAATTGGTTTACAGGTTTAATTGCTTTATGTAGATATGAAATAACTCGATTTGAATTTCCATCTATGATACCAGAAGGAACAAAACATATAGAATCTGCAGCTATTTTAACCCCTTGATTTGCACCTGACCCTGTTAACCCTGCTTTCTCTATACCTTTATCATTGTAGATATAATACTCATCTACCTTTTGTATCATCTCTATACCAGTTTTGGGATCAGGTTTCTTTTGGGTTTCTCGAACTTTTCTGATTTTAGTAGCTTCAATCCATCGCAATTCAGAAATTCCTTTGCGTGGATTCTTTGTATCGATAATTTTGTGATAGTAAACCCTACCATCCACATACCAACGTCTGAATATATCATGTCCCTTTACGCCAAAATCTAACAGTCTCAGAACTTCTTCAAATTCTTTTCTGATTTTACGTCTAATTTTATCGGAAAAAGGTACTCTGTCTAGGGATATTTGCACAGGAACATCTTCCTGATTTGCAACAATACCCTCATTTACTATATCTTCGATTGCAGAATCACATTCTGTTTGTTGAGATATGTCCCTATACCTACGAATAAGGTCAATATCATTCTTTTCTCGGCCATTAGTATCCAGTACTTGACCGAAAAATCCACCACCAGCAACTTCTACTGCACCATCATCAAGAGGAGGGCTAACGAATGTTCTTTCGTTAGGCCCTGACTCCTCTTTCTTTGATCTTTTTATCGAAAACCCAAAAAGTTCCGCCATACTATTAATCTCCTACGTTCTATTTAGTAGGGATAAAATTAGAAGTTCACGCCAGAAGCTTCGAAGTGTTGGAACCTCCAAGTAACATCAAATGTTTCTATTGCATCTGCGGTTGCACTACTTAATTCTACTGGGCCCACTGTGGTCGGCCATGCACTTCTAAAGATATAAGTCTTTAAAACTGCATCATCACGATCTAATTGTTCTACAGTTAGATCACTCTGATAATCAGCAGGAGCAATAACACCAGTATTATCTGCGAAGTCATTGATTCCGTTAGACCATCTTTCCATCGCAGTACGAACCATAAAGTCCGTATCATTATAGAAAGTTGAAGTCCAAGCTTCATCAAACGTCCTGTCTCCAGCAATATAGATATTCCGTCCCCTAAAAGGAACAGCAATTTCTGCCATTGTTTGGCCAGGTAAACTTGCAGTAGTACATAGAAAAGAAGTCCTACGAACATCTAGTCCAATTGCAATGCCAGGTGGCGGTGTCACTGTTACCCTATATTGGTTGGCACGAGCGCCACCACCGATTAGATTTGCTTTAAAGTCATCTATCATCGCCATGATTAGCCTCCTACCTCGCTAAATGCGACACCAGTTCGTACCGCAATAAAGTTTAGGGTAATGAAGTTGATAGACCGAGCAGGTTTAATGTAAATATCACCTATAAACTCGTTTCGGTCAATGACCTCACCTGTATTATTTGTAGAATCACAGACTACCTTAAAGTCAAAGATTCCTCGTCTTCCTTGTACATCCCTCAAGAAAGGTTCTACCATGTTTCTAAACTGTGCTCTTGTAAATTCATCGTTGAATTCGAAAAGTTGATATTTAGAAGCAATAGCGATTGCTTTCTCAAGTACCAAGAATAACCTTCGTACATTAATACGGTCAAATGCACTTGGTTTGGAAAGAGCAGTTTTATCACCAAAGAGTAAAACACCTTGGCCTGGGTAATTAACTACAGGATTAATTCGTTTTCTGTAGAGTTGATCTCTTTCACTGTTCTTAGGATTATATGCAAGTTTAATTGCACCTCGAACATGACCACGATTATATCCAGCAGGGGAATACCAAGGATCGGCAACCTTATCTGCATTAGCACAAAGACCAGCGGTATCACCATTTAGAGGTACATACCTATACACATCATTGTACTTATCGTAGATATATTTGTAACCACTGTCATAAACCACATAAGAAGATGATGGTAAAGTATCAAATCCCTTTATCACATTTGCAGTTTGAGCAATTGAAGTTGCAACATTTACTACACCAGCTCGATATGGAGAAATAAATCCTACACAATCTTTACGAGTTTCGCAAAGATCGGTAATCATTGTTCCATGCGTATCCATACCAGCAGTAGTGTCTGCAACACCAGAACTAGGCCCAGAAAGAACCAGATTTATATCGATACTCTCAGTGTCCTCAAACAGTTTATAAGCAGTTTTAAGTTCACCAGCAGTAACCGAATAATCATCTGTTCCACCAGTTAAACTTACTACTGTAAGTGTGTTTACTGCTGTGTAAGTGGTAGTAGTATCTGTACCCCAATTAGAACCAGCAGCAATATGATCCCCCCAATAGATGTATTCAGATTGTCTGAAAATTACATCTGGATAGTAGATGCTATCCCCTTGAGGACTTTTCGCTACAGGACATTTTGAAAGCTTCGAAAATCTTTCGATTACAGAATTTGTTTGTTGTCCAGCAGTATTATAATCATATCCTGTGATGTCACCTGTTGTATCATAAACAACAATGTGCAGTTCATCATTAGAACCACGACCATTATCAGTTGCCCACTGTGATGTGCCAGGCGCACCATCAAATAGATTGTAAAATGCCCAACGTCTGCGAATATAGGAATTGTCTGCAATTGCAGCTGCAAGTCCAGCACCGTTAGGATCACCTGCTAAACGAATAGTTAATGCATTAGTAGAAGTATTAATCGCAGTCACCTCATACTCATTACCCTCATCTCCAGCAGTATATGCAAAAGCAGATGCATCTGAGGATGAATCAGCAGTTGAGAATGAAATTAAGTCACCCACATTAAATGCGTATCCAGAAGCATCAGCATCATCTACAATTATTTCAGTATCACCAACAGCAACACTTCCTTCGTTAACTAGGTTATTTGAACCTAAATGTTGTTCGTATACAGTAGCAGAAGGACATACTTGGATTCCTAAAGAATTACCCCAAGTTCCAGCTGATCTTGCATACCAATCATTTGAAGTTACTGTTCCATCACCAGATTCAGTCCAATAATCGTCCAAATAAACTGTATCATTTTTGATTAAAACTCCACTTGCCTCGCCCGCATTAAGAAAACCAGAAGTCGGACGAACAACCTTTAATTGATCGGAGTACTGTAAGAAACTTGAGGCAGTAAACCACCACTCAAAATTACTTGAATTGGGTTTACCAAAAGTCTTAACGAGGTCTTCCTCACTACCTATCGTTGTTATTTCTCCAACTGGCCCTTTTTGTGCGGGCATCGCAATTGCACCAATTGTGGTTGCAACTGATGGAACAACATTAGTAAGGTCAATCTCTCGTACATGTACGCCAGGAGAAGATAGAAATGACATTTTTTTACTCCTAATTTGAGACTATGTTATTATTTAAGAATATTTATAAAAAAAAGAATTGCAAAAAGGTGTTTTTATATGTGTTATAACATATAAATAAAATCATGGTTAATGAACATTATGAGAAGTATAAGGATACGATAAAGAAGGTGGCACGTAGAAATTACCGCAAACGTATCGTTATACTTAATGAATACCTTGCTGATAAACACTGTAAACACTGTGGTGAGGCAGAAACAATATGTCTTAAATTTTATCCACATAATTCTGAGATAAGAAAACTTACCAAAAGGGTAGGTGTTAGTGATGAGAGCAGACAAGAAGTTTTTCGTCTTATGGGAGAATCCATTATTGTTTGTTCTAATTGTTGGATTAAACTAGACAACGATCTAATAGAGTTTATAAACGAAATATAGGAGTATATTATGAAATTTATTATAGCTGCGATAATTCTAGTCGCCATGACAACTACTGCATATGGAGAGACTTTAGGGACAACTAAAGGAAGTGCGAACTACCAAACTGGTGTTGCCCTTGCAAAAACAATGGATGCAGGCGATATAACTTTAATTCCTCTACCACATAGAGGAACACAAATATATCTAGAAAAGGTAGATTGGGGAGAAATTGATTTCGGTATCAGTAATCCTACAGATTTTTTCTGGGGATATATGGGTATGCGTACATCAAAAAGACCGCACAAAAATCTACGTTTTGTTGCAAATCTGCATTTCTTTAAAACAGGACTTGCAGTAAGACATAACTCTGATATAAAAAGTTATAATGATCTAGAAGGAAAGAAAATACCTTCTGAATTTCGTGGAGCGCCTGGTTTTCATTGGAATATCAAACATAAACTACTTAACTCTAACCCACCTTTAGAGTGGAAAGATGTAAAACGTGTTCCTGTAACCTCTTTGCCTGGCAACTGGGCCGCATTTAGGTCTGGAAGAGTAGATGTTACTATTATTGCAGTTGGAGCTGGTCATGCAAAAAAACTACATGCAAGTGTAGATGGTGGTATTCGTATGTTATCTCTTAATCAAGGTTTAGCAGAATTTCGTCTTTTGGAAGGGTGGCCAGGATTTGAGGTTATCACAGTGAAACCAAACCCAAGAACCCCTTCCATTCGTAAACCCACACGTATATTAACTTTTCCCTATATGTTATGGACAAACAAAAATGTCCCTGATGATGTAGTAATGAAAATAGTTCTTGCACTTCATAAACATGCAGAAGTTTACAGAAAGTCCTCTAAAATGGTAAGTGGATTTGATGAGACAAAAATGGACGCATTTACTGGTGGGGTTCCCATGCATAATGGAGCTAAACTTGCTTACGAAATTATCAATAAGTAAGTATCTTTTACCATTCTTTCTAATACTGAGTGTGTCTGACATAGATTTCTATGTTGGACACCCTCTTTTAGATGAACAATGGTATATACTGATATTATTAATATCTTTAGGATATGCATTTAAAAGACTAGAAATACTTCTAGTGTTGATAGGCTTTACTCTGTTTTACTTCTATCCTTACTTAACAGAATATGCAAACTACAATAAACAACTACTATATTGTATATCCATACCACTCTGTACTTTAGTTTTAGTAAGTTGCTACTTGACAAGCGGCAAATCTTTTGGTATAATACTAGGACTATTTCTTGCATATCCTCTGTTTCTGGATATAAACTACTTAGATTTAATATCCCATATAGTCATAGACAATACCGCAATGTTGGGTATGTCCATCGCAATTATGTGTGGAATTGTCTTTTTGTTTGTTTTGATAGGACAACTTCTAGTATATTACGGAGTCATAGATTTCTTAATCAAATATATCATTAGATATATAGAGTCGCCTGGAAGGGTTGCTATCCTCTCCTCAGCGGTGTTTGGGAGTGTTTCTGGGAGTGCAGTCGCAAATGTAATGAGTACAGGTCAACTCACTATCCCCCTTATGATTAAATGTGGATATTCCAGAGTACGTGCAGCATCATATGAAGCAGTTGCATCTACTGGTGGTCAACTGATGCCACCAGTTATGGGTGCAGCTGCATTTCTTATGGCAGAACTCTTAATGGTTTCATATTGGGATGTTGTTTTGGTTTCGATATTTCCAGCGGTTACGTTTTACATTTTATTGTTACTAACCACACCAAAGTTATCTTCCATTGATATTATACCAGAATATCAAGGTTCTGTCAAGAAGAATCTTGCAGAATCTATATCTAATGCAATGTTTAGTCTCATTATACTATCTGCGGCCATAGGACTTATAATAGGAGTAATGGATCAAACTGGACTTAGCTTTCAGATTACTTCTATATTAAACCTAATATCTGGGGGAAATACATTTTTTCTCTTGACACTGGTTGCAATTCTGTGTATAATACTTGGAATGGGTATGCCAACCAGTTCTACTTACCTTCTGGTTGCGATAGTTGCAGCCCCTACTCTTATTGATGCTGGAATAACGGATATATACGCACACCTATTTGTATTGTATTTTGGGGTATTATCTATGGTAACTCCACCTGTCGCACTATCTTCTTTTACTGCGGCAAAGATTGCAGACGCAAATCCCATTAAGGTTTCGTTGATGTCCATGTTACTTGCATGGCCACTGTACATATTTCCATTTATTTTTGTGTGGTTTTAATTACCAATCTGTTTCATAATCTCGTACTACAGGGTTCCACTTAGTACCATACTCATCTACCATATTACCTATATTTTCATCTTCCAGACCTGTAACTACAAAACCAAATGGAGCCATGTCTTGTTCTAATGCGTCTTGTTGTTCTCTCATCATGGTCTGTCTTATATCCATATCTGTCAACTCTTTGAAATAAGTTTGATCTGTTGCCCACGCAAATATAAACAAACACGCAACTAAATCATCATTCTGACCTTCATCTGCCTGAAAAGATTTACCTTTGATAATAAATGTAGACAATTCTCCGATACAATCCAAGTCTGGTATCAAGAGTTTATCATCTTCTATTAATTGTTTTAGATTAGAACAACCAACAGACTTAGTTGCCTTTGTGGTTCGTACTCCTAACTGTGCTTTACCACCAGAGAAACCTCCCCCAAGAACTTGTCCTGCCCTCCCACGCATCGATGCCATAACAAGGTTATCATACTCTAAGTCAAACTGCATAGT